AGAGTCCGACGAGAGCGGGTGCATCGAGGTCCGCCATGGCGGCACTGGCTTCATGCTCATCAAGCGCGGTGTGTTCGAGCATCTCAAGTCGCACGTCCCGACCTACCGAGTGTCATCCTTCCAAGACCCAGATACGGGTGAGTACGCTAAACCCCTTACCCACGAGTATTTCGCTACCAGTATCGACGAGAGCGGGGCCCTTCTGTCGGAGGACTACCATTTCTGTGAGCTGTGGCGGAAGCATGGCGGCAAAGTCTATGCCCACCCCTTTGTCCGCCTGACACACACCGGCACGTATACGTACGACGGTGATATCCTGAAGAGCGGTGGCAATCTGAAGTAAGGAGCAAACTAAAATGACTTATCGTAAACTGACGAAGAGCGCCAAGGCCCGCAAACTGCTGCGCCGGGGCCATAGCGTTAGCGAAACCGCAAAGATGGTAGGTATGGGTTACGGCCATGCGTGGGCTGTATACAGGGAGATGCAGATCAAAGAGCAGACAGCTTCGCCCGAGCCCGTCGTCTGTGAAGACGACAACGTGGTGCAGGTATTGGAAGAGCGTGGCAACGACTACGGTGACTACGCCAGCAAGGCGCAGTTCATTCAGGGCGTGAAGTACCTCATGCGGACCAGCCCCAGCTGGGAAGCCATGGACGCTGACATGCGGGAAAGCATGGAAATGATCGCCCATAAGATGGGGCGTGTCGTGTACGGCAACCCGGCGCATAGGGATAACTTCGTCGACATAGCTGGCTATGCCAAGCTGGTCGCAGACCGACTGTAATGCGGATGGGGGCGGCTCCGGTCGCCCCCACACCGGAGGTGTTATGAAACTAGACCCGAAAGTGAAGCAGGCGCTTAACGCTACGGGGATACCGTGGAAAGTTGAGGCCGGTTCCAAGCACTATAAAGTGCGTTTGGGTGGGCGGCTGGCGGGGGTATACCCTCATGGTAAGAAGACAGAAGCATCCCAACATGCTAACGCTAACCTACTGGCGAACATAAAGCGCTTAGCGCGGGAGCTCACAACCTGATGACTGCTTGGTCCTACTCAGCTATCAAAACCTTCGATCAATGCCCGAAGAAGTACTTTCACCTGAAGGTGGTCAAGGACGTCAAGGACGAGCCGGGGGAAGCTGCTGACTACGGGACCGCTGTCCATGAAGCTGCCGAGCTGTTCATCACGAAGGGGGCACCCATCCCCGAGAAGTTTGCCTTCATGCGCCCCATCGTGGAGCCATTGGCAAGGAAGCAGGGCACCAAGTACGCCGAAATCAAGATAGGGGTAACCGAAGAGCTTAAACCCTGTGGCTTCTTCGACAAGGACGTCTGGTATCGGGGCATCGCTGACTTGCTCATCGTGAACGGCAGCAAGGCATGGCTGGTGGACTACAAGACCGGCAAGAACGCCAAGTATGCGGACATGAAGCAGCTGGACCTGCTGGCGGGTGCCGTGTTCGTCCACTTCCCCAACGTGGAAACCATCAACTCCGCGTTGCTGTACGTTGTCAGTCAGGAGATGCCGAGGAAGACCCACCAACGGGAGAACTTGGCTACCTATATGAGCGTATTTGACGACCAACTGGAAAGCCTGTCAGACGCAATGAACAACGGTGTGTGGAACGCTAAGTCTAGCGCGCTATGCGGATGGTGTCCGGTTCAAACCTGCGAACATTGGCGGCCACGGAGGCGCTGATGCAACTTCTGAGCCTGAAGGCAAGCCTTGACAACTACCACCAGTCGCGGGCTGACGCGCACGGCTACCTCTACATCCTAGTGCGGCCTGTTGGTACCGTGGGGGATGTGGTAGAAGCAAAGTCACTTGCCACAGGGGATACCGTCACGATGATGGCCCCGTACTTCGATGCAAAGGAGATCGGAGATGCCCAGAAAAGTACGTGACTACCGCGACGAGTACGATAAGTACCAAGGCACCCCCGAGCAGAAGAAGAACCGCGCTGCCCGTAACGCCGCCCGCGCCAAGCTGATGAAGGTCGGAAAGGTCAAGAAGGGTGACGGCAAGGACGTTGCTCATGTCAAAGCGCTAGACAAGGGTGGCAGCAGCAGCGATGGACTCCGGGTGGAAGGCCGAGGGGTCAACCGCTCGTTCAAGCGGGACAACAAAGGTAACCTTGTGTCGGAGACCAGCGCACGAGAGCGCAAAAAGAAGTAACCAGCTAGGAGCAAACTAGTGCAAATTATTGAAAACAAAGCGCTGCTCGTCAGCGTCGATGACCCGTCTGCAATTACCGGCACCATCACGAAGAGCGCCCCCACTCGCAACGGTGTGTTGGTTCACTGGGGCCACGGAGAAGCCGAGAAGCTGGCAGCGCTGGGCTTCAATCCCCCTTCACCCATCTTACGGGATTACCAGTGGACGGGTAAGTTCACGCCGTTTGAGCACCAGAAGACCACAGCGTCTTTCTTGTCACTTCGCAGGCGTGCGTTCTGCTTCAACGAGCAGGGTACGGGTAAGACCGCCAGCGTCATCTGGGCCGCTGACTACCTGATGAAGAAGGGGCTAATCAAGCGCGTCCTTGTGCTGTGTCCGCTGTCGATCATGAAGTCCGCATGGCAGCAGGACCTGTTCAAGTTTGCCATGCATCGGTCGTGCAGCGTGGCGCATGGGGCTGCGAAGCAGCGGGCCAAGATTATTCAAGCCGGGTCTGAGTTCGTCGTTATCAACTTTGACGGCGTGGCCACCGTGCTGGACGAGATCATGGCGGGCGGGTTTGACCTTATCGTCGTGGACGAGGCGTCGGCGTACAAGACGGCTACCACCAACCGTTGGAAACTTCTGCACAAGATACTGAAGCACACGGACCCACGCCTGTGGATGCTTACTGGTACGCCAGCAGCACAATCTCCACTGGACGCGTACGGGCTGGGTAAGCTGGTCAATCCGGAAGGTACCCCGAAATACTACACGCACTTCCGCTTCAGCACGATGTACCCCGTGACGAAGTTCAAATGGGCACCCAAACCTGAAGCCCCGAGGATCGTTCATAATGTCCTGCAACCGGCTATCCGGTTCGAGAAGAAAGACTGTCTCGACCTGCCGGAAGTCACCTATGTGGACCGTGATGCGCCGCTGACCCCCCAGCAGGCTAAATACTACAGCCACCTGCGCAACGACATGATTCTAGAAGCGGCGGGCGAGGAAGTCAGCGCCGTCAACGCAGCGGTCAAAATGAACAAGCTGCTCCAGATAAGCGGGGGCGCTGTCTACACTGACAAGGGTGAGGTGCTAGAGTTCGACGTGTCCAACCGGCTGAACGCCGTGCTGGAAGTCATCGAGGAAGCAAGCCACAAGGTGCTGGTCTTTGTGCCGTTCACTCACACCATAGAGCTTCTGCGGGCGCACCTAGAAAAAAAGGGAATCAACTGTGGCGTTATCAATGGCAGCGTATCCGTAAACAAACGCGCGACGCTGATTGACCAGTTCCAGAACACCAAAGACCCCCACGTCTTAATCATCCAGCCGCAGGCGGCCAGCCACGGGCTTACCCTTACGGCGGCAGACACAATCATCTGGTACGCACCTGTGACGTCAGTGGAAACCTACCTGCAAGCCAACGCCCGTATCAACCGCCCCGGCCAGAAGAACGCGATGACCATCGTGCACATCCGGGGTAGCGAAGCCGAGTCACACGTGTACAACATGCTTCGCGGCAACATCACGAACCACGAACGGGTGATCGACCTGTACCGGAAAATCTTTCAGTAGATTGTTGACACTGTATAGTGTAAGCGGTATACGGGTTACCCAACCACAAGGAGCAAACCATGGACGAGGATATCCCAGCTGACAAGCTGGTGTCGGTTTACCGTCGCATCCGTACAGCGATTGACGAAAAAGAGGAGGAACACAAGCAGGTTGTCAGTGACCTGAAAGACAAGCTGGAGATGGTAAGCGAACGCTTGCTCAAGCTCTGCAACGACCAGAATGTAGACAGCCTTCGCACTGTGGAAGGCACCGTCACGCGACGGATTAAGTCGCGGTTTTGGACAACCGACTGGGAGTCCATGTACAAATTCATCAAGGAGCAGGACGCACCGTTCTTGCTGGAGCAGCGTATCCACATCGCGAACATGCGGCAGTTCCTTGACGAAAACCCTGACCTGCACCCTGCTGGTTTGCAGGAAGACCGGAAGTACGCCATCACCGTCCGTAAACCCTCTAACAAGTGAGGAATGACATGACCGACTTGATTACCCTTAAAAACAATCTGCCCGCACGTTCGGAGCGCCGTGCTTCGCGGCTGGCAGATAAGATCGCCACTGGCGGCAGCCTGCGCCGTATTGCCACCAACACCAACGGTACCTTTAAGCGTATCGTGGGCGGTGAGCAGATTGGTAAGGCTATCCCCCACCAGATCGACGTCATCATCGTCGATATGCTTCCCGATGTGTCGCGCGAGTTTTATGCAGCCGCCTACGACCCGGAAGGTACGCCTACGCTCCCCGATTGCTGGTCAAACGACGGCAAGACCCCGGACGCCAAGGCTTCCAACCGGCAGGCTTCCAGCTGCTCTTCTTGCCCGATGAACGTCGACGGTTCAGGCACCCGTGGTAAGGGTAAGGCTTGCCGCTTCAAGCGCCGTCTTGCTGTGCTGGCCGAAGGTGACCCCTCGGGCGAAGTCTACCAGCTGAGCATCGCGTCCAAGTCCTTGTTCGGTAAGAGCAGCGGGCCGACCTACCCGTTCGAGTCGTATTGCAAGTACCTGAAGTCCAACGGCGAAGCCCCGGATACCTTGGTGACGCGCGTGGCGTATGACCTTGATGCCGATACGCTGACGCTGAACTTCCGCGAAGTGCGCTTTCTTACTGCGGAAGAGGAAGACCTTGTCGATACCGTGTACAGCGACCCCGAGACCAAGCGGTATACGCAGCTGACCGTGTCCGACACGGAAGGTGCGGCAGTGAAGCCGGCAAGGGCCGTTGAAGTTGCGCCGAAGGCCGCTGTCGTGGAAGAAGCGGAGATCGAGGAAGAGCCGGCACCGGTCAAGCGCGCCAACCTGAAGTCTGAAACCGCTGCACCTAAGCCGGTTGAGGACAGCAAGCTGGCTTCGCTCATCGACGACTGGGGCGACGAGGACTAAGCGATGTACGGCTACAGTATCAAGGTAGCCGAAGCTGTCAGGAATGCTGACGAGAGCCTTCTGGGCGTCCAGCTTGGGCGTAAGTGCGTAGAACGTAATATCCCTATCGTGGATGTTGCGCGCACCCTGAAGGTCTCTCGTCAGACTATCTACAGCTGGTTCACGGGACTTACGCATCCTCACCCACACCGCAGGGAAGCTATTCTGCTGTGGATGAGGCTGGACCTGAAGACCGGCGACTGAGCTTCGGTGGACGTATCAACTGGCGGGCTTGCCCGCATCAGTGGACTTTGCAATGCAAAATGTAGACCTTTTGAGTACGGTGCAGCCAGCCGATGGCTGGTTCGCGGTTCTCGGCATAAAAGGTCCGCGTGACGTACGGCAGGTCTTTGTAGCTACGAGAGAAGAGGTAGACGCG